ATTTTAGCTAATTCAGATAAATTGCCTTCTACTTCATAAATGGTATGATCATATGTAGTAGCTGGTGTAGGTTCCCCTACTGTTACCGTCTTTTTTAGAAGTTGTGGTAACTCTAGTTTTATCCAACTATGCTCATGACTTGCAGTATTAAATAGTATAATACCAGTATCTACTTTAGATCGGTGAAAACTTGTAGTAACTGGACTGCCTGGATATAGTATATTAAATTGACAATTTTCGTAACTATGCAGATCTCCTGCAAGTACTGTTTGCCAACGCTGAAACTTTTCTAGCGGTACTTCGCTTGTAACGTGTGGCGGAATATTTCCGCGAACGTGGGTTAATAAAACTTTATTATTAAACTCGTCAGGATTAAATGTTTTGATGAAATTATAAGGTATAACATCTACTGCCGTAGAACCGCTGCCAATAGTAGTACAAGTATCTAAAATCGTAACTAAAGGATTTACCCTGTTAACCACTTGTTTTAAATTACTTAAAAAGCTTGTGTCCTTTTTAAGCATTTCGTGATTACCAGTATAAATATAGGTAGTAATTGTACAGCTACTTACAAAATCAAAAAACACTTCTAGCTCTTGCATGCTAGGCAGTTTGTCGAATATATCGCCACCAACCACAAATACATCTGCTTGTGTTTGATGTGTTTGCAGTTGTTGCCATAATAGGTTATACCTATTTAAACTCCACTCAACCGGAACATTTTTCTGACCTAGTTTAATATGAACGTCTGCTGTAAAAAGTAATTTCATATTAGTAGAGGCGATAAAGCCCTGCTGCTTTTTAGGCAACAGGGCTTTGGGTTAACCTAGTTCTTTTACTGCTTCCGACTCTGCGGAATCTTCGGGGTCAGACTCTTGATCTTGTGCCTCCATGATTTTATTTAGCAGAGCTAAAACTTCGTCGGCTTGGGGTCGAGGGAATTTTTCATCAATCGACTTGGCCGAATCAGCTAGTGCTCGTTCTTCAGCAGTTAGCTTGCGAGGCTTACAACGCAGGACTTGAAGTTGATATTCAACGTTAAAGGGAAGCGGGCCTGTTTTGACACGCTTAAATACTACATCCCATCCTGTATCATAATCAGTAGGGTCACCTAAATCTTCTGCTGCAGTTACGATTTGTTCGAACAGTTTCTTTTTAAGATTTAGTGCGACTACTTTTTGATTTTTAATGTCGATGCAGTTTACAGAGTAACTCCAGTTACATTTCAGATCAGGAAAAAATTCTGGTACGTGATCAGTTTCAACATTGTCGAATTTTTCTTTTTCACGATTAAATGCCAAGCACTCAACCGGAATATCTTTATTATTGCTGCCTTTAAGCCAGTAGATATATCGAGGAAGAACTCCTCCGATCAACCTAACAGAATTTTCTCCGTCTTTATATTCGTAAGATTCTACTTTGTTAGACTGAGCTTTGCCTTTGGTTTGTTTAAATGATAGTGCCACTTTTGTCCTCGTATTTAAAATACAGTTTGTTTTCTTTGGTTTTTAGTAAGGGATTATATTTAATTGCAGAAATATTTAGGTCTGGAAAAAAGCTCAAATCTAAGTAAGTTATGCCGTAATTTTTATATATAAAATAATCTCGTCTTGCGGCTAATTTTAGATATTGAGCTTTATAGACCGTATCAGTTAGTTTATCGTTGAAAAAATCTTTGGGATTTATCAAAAAACTCAAACCTCGCAGAGATTTTTGAAGCGGCTTATACTTTTGGTAAACAGTTTTAGGTATTGTTTGTTTAATGTACCAGTAATATAAGGCTTTTACTAAATACTCTGAATCATTTTTGGTTTCTGCTTCTAACACTTGCAAGTTGAAAAACAACATTACTTCTCAACCTTAAATAATATTATATCAGAGTTGAGTAATATTGACAAGTTGAAATTTTACACGGTAATAACTTCCCAGCCTTTTCGTAAGTAAAGACTTAATCGGTCATTATTCTGCTTTCTGTCCGTAAATCCAGCAAATTGAATATCTAGTACTTCTGGTGGAGTTTTCTTATCTGGATGTTGACGTTGAATCCTGCCAATAATTTGCTCTAGTAGCGCATCATTGCTTCCAATAGGCGAAGCTAGAATAACGCTGCTTAATATATTTATTGAAATGCCTTCTGAAAAGATCTGCCGACTACCAGCAATGCACATTTTTTGTTTGGTAAGAAGCTGTTGTTTAGCGGCTTCTCTTGCGTCGTAATCTGTGTCGCCAGTAACCAACACACACGTTTCACCAACATATTCAGCTACCTGTTTTAAAAATTCAACCCTGTCAGCCATTATCAATACGCTGTGCCCTGCTATTACTTGTGCTAGAGCAACGCCAGCAATAAATCTAATATACAGATCGTCTGTTAACAGTTTTGTAACTCGCTCTGCCCATGACAGTTGAGGGTCTAGTTTATGATTAGTTTTTAGTAGTTTTACTACTGGAGTAAGAGTATCGCTTTGAGGTGGCTGATATATTTTAGTACCAAAGTAATCTGGAAACATTTTGTGTTTGCCGTCTTTTCGTACCATTGTACCGCTAAGCGCAATACGATATCGTGCATAACTGCTGTCTACAAATTCTGTGAACATTGTAGCAGGACAGTGATGTGCCTCGTCCAATACAATAGTACCAAACTCTTTAGACAGTTCGGCTGTATATTTTCGCAAACTTTGAATGTTGCCAACTACTATAAAGTGATCTTCAATATCGTATTTACCACTACCAATTATACCAGGTTCCATTCCAAATAACTGTATACACTCATCTACCCATTGATCCCTTAAGGCAGTTGTATGAGTAATCACTAAAGTTTTTTGACTTAGTTTTTTAGCTATATGTAACGCGGTAAAAGTCTTGCCCCATCCTACCAAAGCATTAATAAAGCAAGTATCAGATACATCATCATAAACAACTTGTTGAGCTTCGCGGAGGGAATATTTAGTGTTAGGAAAGGGAACAACATTATTTACTCGCTTATCAATGATTTCATAATCAGGAGGTATTAAATCTAATCTACCTTGGGGGATAGAAATAATACCTTTTACAAGATGTTTATAAGTCTTAATTGTTTCTACACTTGCTACAGGTCCGGTTTTCTTTGTGCCAGTAAAACTTTTATTAAACTTATAGGTTAATTGACCTTCAATAAATTTTCTAGCAGCTGGTCCAGGATCATCAATATAAATTCTATTAGAAATAACAGCTTTAGCCATTATACTATTCTCCAAGTTTCTTTGTACTTGGCTTCGTATATACCATATAATACTGGCATCTTATTTACTAGTAATACGCCTGCCCATACGTGCTCAACATGAGGTTTATATAATACTTTAAATCGCATACCATTTTTTAAACATACTATATAACCAAATCCGCCGCTGGAAACGACTTTTTCAATCTCAAAAAATTGCAGTTTGGCGCGTGTAGATTTTTTGTAAGTAAAAACTTTGCCGTTACTATCTACAAACCAAGTTTTGCTTTTTGCCAGCTTAATAAAGTCGCCAAGAAAGTATATAGCATCTTTTAGAGGGTATAATCTAGCAGTACCATTTTTCATTAGTTCTAGTCTACGCTCGGCAAGAGTAATACCAGTCAAATTTTTATCATCAATAATTCTATAGTTTAATACATAAACAGCAGAGTCTTGTTTAAAAGACTCTGCTGTTGTAAACACTAAGTTATTAACTTGATACGGTTCTTTACTTAGTCTCCAAACCGGCCAGCTTATCTCCTGCAACTGTGTAGTATTCAGAAAATTTTCCAAAACTGTAGTCATCACCAATATCTTGATCTACGCCAATAGGGCTGTTAGGAATACTGCAACCTCGATCTTTTTGTGTTGTTTCACGCAACAGTTTGCAGTAAGCATCAACATCACTATCTTTTACTAGTGCAACAATGGAGTCGTGTACTAGCATAAAGATTTTGGCATCCAGTTTTAGTTGTTTAATAGCATCTGCTGTTTCCATTGCTGCCAATAAGTTAATATCGCTAGCAAGACTTTGTACTTCGCTATTAATACCGCTACGTACTTCGTGAGCTGCAATACCCTTATCTGTGGAAAACACATTAGGCAAACGACGTTTACGACCAAAAAAACTATAAGTAAATCCGTTTTGTTCAATAAAGTCTTTGCGACTAGTTAGCCACGCTTCTAGTTTATTAAACCGCCTAAAATAAGCCTCGATATCTTGCTTGGCTTGAGAAATAGGATAAGGTTCGCCAGTAGCTTTTGTAACTGTTTCCGATACTTTTTTAGCGCCGGAACCATACAAAATACCAAAACTAATAGCTTTAGCACTTTGACGCATTGCCGGATACAGTTTCTTTACTTCGTCTACGCTGCATGGCAGACTAAAAACCATATGTGCAATTGAGCTGTGAAAGTCTCCACCGCTGCTGAAAACTTTTTGCAGATTTTTGTCGCCGCTGAGCACAGCAGCATAATACATCTCAGCAGTAGTCAAGTCTTGCGACACAATCTTGTAACCAGTAGGAGCTACAATGCAACCTTTAATAATAGGATCATCTCGTGGAACTTGTTGTGCATTAAACTTACCACTGCTACTCAATCTACCGCTGGTAGTAAAAATAGCATTAAAATTGGTACGAATGCGACTATCACGATCCAGCTCTGGCAAGATTTTTTGTACATAAGTATTTTGAATCTTACCTAGTTTACGAACTTGCAAAATAGCGGCTGGCAGTTCATGTTGCTCACTCAATTCTTGCAGTACTTCGGCATCTGTTGAAATTGCACCCGTTGCTGTGCGTTTACCAGTAGGTTGCAAACCCAGATAGTCAAATAGCACTTCACGCAATTGCATTACCGAATTAGGATTAAAAATCTTACCAGTAGTTTGCTCAAATTGAGCTACGGCAGGAAACTTGTAAATTTCCTGTTTGGCAGTTTCAATCTTTTCAGTCAAAAACTTATCTGCTGCTAGCATACGCTCTTGACTAATCGGGATGCCCACTTCTTCCATATCCATCAAGAATAAGGTACCAGGAATCAAGATATTTTCATATACATTTAGCAACTTTGGGTTCTTTTGAACCATTGGCCAAAACTTATTAAAAAGTTCCAGTGTAACTGCCGTATCAATACTAGCATATTTACTAATTGTATCAAACGGAATTAGGTCATAAGTAAAATCTTGTTGCAAGATTTTATTCTGTGCACAGTATTTTTGTTTGAACTGTTCCAGCTCTGAGTCATAATCACCATAATTGGTGTACTTTAAAGCAAGTTCTTTTAGTCCATGTGAATCTGTTTCATCTAGAACATAGTGCATAACCATCGTATCATGCACAGCTTTACGATTAAACTCCAACCCAAAGTGATAGCTCAACATTTTATAGTCAAACTTCATATTGTGGAACACAGTAGTAAACTGCTTGGCAATTTGTTGCAGTAGTTCAAGGCAAGTTTCATCTAGAGCATCTGCCATCAAGTATCTGCCGTGATTATGCTTATAACTCATGGAGATACCAAGCACATATCCGTCACGAGGATACAGTCCAGTGGTTTCCGTATCCCAAGCAACATAGCCATTTGCATTAGCGATTACTTCTTGCAAAAAGTCCAAGCATTGTTGGGTGCTACTAAGTCCTCCAAAGTCACCTGAACCCGGACCAGTTGCTGTACCGCTGTAGTAACCCATGATTTTTTGAACAGCACGATCAAAATCTGGCTTACCTTCCGGCTTAAAAGTAAGCATAGCTGGATTTGTAATGCACACAAATTTATCTGCAACAAGTTGTCCGGCATAATTAGTTACGCTAGATACTTTTGCGTATTCTTTGGCGGCTTCAGCACCTACCAAAATAACTAAGTCATATGGTTCTGGATCAAATTCCAAATCCACATCTTTTTTAAGCAGCTTTGTAATAGGTACACTGCTCATGTGGAAATGATCGAACTCAAATTCAAAGTAATCTGAATAACGAGTTTTGTTTGGGGCTTTATCAATAATTGCGACTTTTTTCATGAAATGCTTCTATTTCCGATTTTTTAAGGTCTGGAGTAAACCGTAAGCTTATTAAGCACCTAAAGTTATTATGTGTTGTAATTCCTCTATGTGGAATTTTTACATTTACAAATGCAGGATTATTGCTTTCTAATCTACAAATTTCTACTACATCTGATAAATTATACTCTACATAATCAACAGTATTTCCAAAAGAATTATACGAAGACATATTTTGTTTTGTACCTATCTTTTCTTTATACCAGACAGTATATGTACCTTTACAGGCTAAAATAGGTATATTTAAAGCATAAATTCTGTCTTTATTTTTAGAGTCGGTATGTACGTTTAAATTAGTATTATTTAGTATTGATATTCCAGTAGCTACCCAACGATCGAATAAATTTATACTATCAAGATACTCGGATAATAATGTCCATTTTAACTTAAGTGCATCACTTTTAGCAGCATAAAACCCTGTTTGTATGCTGTGGTAATTTTTAGACATTTCTTTGACTATTTGATCTTGAATCAAACCTAGTTTTGGTATATCTACTACTTTATAATAAATATCACTCATTATAGTATATTATATCGTATTTGGATAGCGTTGTCAACTCTATCTTTTTATATATTCTGCAATACCTGTTACCGTTTCCTGATCCATATCTCCGGGATCTAGTCCATCAGGCAGTTTAATTATTTCTGTAACAAATCCTAAGGCTTCAATTTTAGGTTTTAATTCTTGAGCAGAGCGATTGCCTGCATCATCACCATCAAACATAATAAAAATGTGAGTAATACCTTGTGCTTTAAAAGTAAATAGTTTTTGATCTAGATTATTTTGCAGAGTATTAGTGCCAAAACAACAAGCAGCACTGTGCAATCCCTTATCGTAAATATTTAAAAAATCAAATAGACCTTCTACTAGTACTAAACTTTTTGCGTCTTTTGGCGCAGCTGCTGGAAACACAGGCATTGTTACTCCGCTTGGCCAATTTATATACCTAGGATTTCCATTACTTAGCATATGTCTACATACAAATACAAGTGTGCGATCTAGCACATCAGTAATAGGAAAACAAATACGATCTTCAAGTTTAGGCTCTTTTTGATTATAAAAAGCCCCAAATTTTTTAAGTGTAGCAACACTAATTCCACGAAAAGTTCTGGTAATTGGAATACTTCCAGCAGGTAGCTCTAAACTATATTGTTGTTGCAGTTCTAATAGTTTTTGTTTTAGTTTTACAATTTTTAACGGAGTAGGATTAGTTAATACTCCAAAATGTTTAAATATATTGCCTTTAAAGTGGCAAGCAAAACAATGAAAAGCCCCAGTTTCGCGACTAATACGCAAACTGGGGTTTGAATCAGGATGTTCTGGATTTAAACATTTAACTACATAGTCTCGTCCGCTTACTTGATAGCCGACTGACTGTTTTTGCAATAGTTCTAGAACGGCATCATGCATAATATTAAATTAAATCCTGTGCAGGTTCATCAGTTTTTTTACTGTTAACTCGCTTTACTTTTTGTTCTGTGGCAGGCTTGTCGATTGTTTGAGGGCTAATTCTCAATGTATCCCAATCAATAGGGCTTGTAAAACTCATTTCTTTTCCGCCACGAATCTTTGTAGTTTCAAAACTAATTGCTTGTTGTTCTTTGCTATGTGCTTCCATTACTAGCGCAATGTCGGCTGCGTCCAAAATTCCTTTGGCAAACCTGGCTTCACCAGTAGCGTCGATTTGATATGGACTTACCATTACCACTTCGTATTTTCTAGCCAAGTTTTTAAGTCGTTTAGACACTTCAATTTGAGGTTTCCAGTCGTATTGATCCGAACCTTCTAGCACGATTTGATTAATGTAGTCTACGACTACAACTTTTAGTTTATCGCCAAATTTAGCTTTGGCTTTACCAACGTGTAAGTCGATACTGCTTAGGGTCAAATCACGATCATCTACAATAATCATTTGATTATCAGTCTTTAGTTGATGGTTACGAACTAGGGTTTCTTCAAACTTAAAACGATCACGATGCCGCATAAACTCCATTACAGTAGAATCTGCGCCCTGAAACATACCTGCTCGTGTTTTTACAACTTTAAAGACTTCTTCATCTGTTAATTTGTTTTGTTTTAGCCGCTGCAAACTAACACCTGCTAGAATAGCAAGGTTGCGTTCCATTGTTTCATAAGCAGTCATTTCAATAGAAAAGTAAATGCTTGAATTACCACTTTCGTACTGATTAACAAAAATGTTGCTGCTAGTAATAGATTTACCGCTACCTCGTTTGCCGCCGATGAGTACAAGCTCTTGTCTAGCCACACCGCCCAGCACAGCGTCAAAATTGTTATTAAGTCCAAGATAAACACGTTCTTTTTCTAAATCGTCTGGATGGCGAAACATCATCATGTCGGCCATTGTAAATACTTTTTCGCTAGTATGGGTTTTTTCTTCGATTGTTAGTGCAATAGTCGCTAAGTTTTCTTTTATTTCGTCGCTGTCGTACACTGGCAGCTTATCAATAAACTTGTCTAATAGCTTAATTGTTTCGTTTTGCGTGTATTGATCGATTAGTGCATCTAAGGCTACTTCAGCCGTGACTTCAGGAACCTCTGTAAGTCGGAGAGTCGCTAGCGTTTTAGTAGTCGGCCCCTCCCTCAAGGTTAGCTCTAAATCATCAAAAGACGGAATTGCACCGTATTTTTCATAGTGCTTATTAATTGCACCATAGAGGGAGCTGTATGCCGGATCTAAAAACACTAGCTTGAGTCTAGACCAAATGTCTAGATTTTGTTCCGCAAGCAATTTGTTTAAGACAACAGCACTAGTATCCACTATTAACCTACTTTAGATTCATTATCAACAATAACTTGGTCAATAATTTCTGTTGTTTTGAAAAGTATCTGGGTTCTTAGCTTTGCTAGTTCTTGATGATAATTACCGCTTTTATCATACAATAAACTAAGCTGCTCATGAGTAATTAACTGCTGCAGACCAAAATAAATGTGATCGTATGCAATTGTAGAATCAGGCATTACTTCAATGTGTGCCTGTTTTCCGTAATTGTGAACAGCCTGTTTAACCACTTCTTCTACTGTAAAGGACTCAGTGTCGTGATATGTAATAGTTACTTTCATTGAAGTCCCAAAATAAAAAAGGCCGGGCAGTCCGTAGGGCTTCCCGGCCTATAAAAAACTAAACTAATTAAGCGGCAAGCTTAGCTTCTGCTTTGGCTTTTTTGTCAGCACCCTTGTAGTCTGCAACATTGATGCCGCGACGAGTAAGCAGTGTACGCAAGCCACGCTCAGTTTTGTCCACAGCAGCGGCAATTTCAGCCACAGTCATGGTAGCAATCTTTTCGCCAAGGGCTGCAATAGGATCAGTATTCTCTTTGGCATAGCTGTTACGCTGAGGAGGAATACGGCTGATTTCGCCTTTACGAGTAAGGGACAGTGCCTTACCGCGAACACTGGCGATTTCTTTGCCAAGAGCTTTGGCAATATCTTCAATAAACGCGCCATCCTCGGCCATTTTAACAAACTTGGCTTCTTCAGCAGCACTGTAGGTACGAGCAACTTCAACTTTTTCGGCAGGCTTTACGCTGCTGGTAAGCTCAAGAGCAAGCAACTTGCCTTGAATTTGCTTGGCAGTAAACTTGCCGTCGGAAAAGTTTTCCGAGATTTCTTTGTAAGTAAGTTTGCCTTCATTGGCTTCTACAAAGTACACAAGAGCATCGGTTTCTTCTTCGGTAAAGGCACTGGCTTTTACTTGGGCAAGACTAGCAACATCACGATCAAGTTGCCGGAGTTTGCTGGCAACACTGCGGGTTGAAAAATCTTCACCAAGGGCGTCAACAACTTCTTGTACGGTAGCAGCACTAACTGGCGATTCGCTGCCAACAATACTGAGCATTTTGTTAACTACTTCGTCAGACCATTTTTTAGTTTTTTCAGTCATTTGTATTTTCTTTCAGAAAAATTTGGAGATTAGGGATAATTTGGATTCCAAGAGAGTCGGCTTTAATTCGTTTTGTACTACCCTTGTTTTCTTCATCAACAAGAAAATCTGTGGTTTTAGTCACAGACTCTGTTACTTTAAAGCCTAGAGCTTCTAGACTTTTTGTGGCTTCGCTTTTAGTTTTAAAAGATTGCAGTTTGCCGGTAATACACACTGTTTTACCTGTACTAGTTTGCTGCAGTTGAGGGGCAGGCTTAGTAGAACTAAAACTAAATGGCAAGAAGTTCTGCAGTTCAGCTAGATCTTGTTCTACAAACTGCATGAGATTAGCTGTGGCTTTTTCGCCAAGACCTGCTTGTTTGCAAGTTTCCGGAGTAATCTCATTTGCAGTAGTTACTACGCTAGCAATCTTTTGGCTTGCTGTACGACCAATAAGCGGAATACTAAAACTGCTAAGTACGGTTGCCAGATCAGCAGTGGTACTATGTACAATTTCAGCAAACAACTTTTCAGCAACTTTTTCACTACCAACTCGATCTGCAATCTCTTGCTTACTCAGCACATACAGCTCAGTAACGTCATTTAGTTGCAGCTTTTCCAGTGTTTTAGCACCAAACCCCTTCATGCCCAATGCCTTGCAAAAATGCTCCAACTTTTTGCTAAGTTGTGCATCGCAAGCAGCATTACGACAAAACAGTTGATCGTTAACTGTTTCAAGAGTGTAATCGCAGCAAGGACAATTTTTGGGAATTTTGATTTGTATACTGGTTTTGCGAGTTATGTGTATATTATACAG